CGATTTCGACAACGGCGGCGAATTTGATGGCGAAGAACAAGGCGAAGCTGAAATTGAAGATCGCGTAGTTGATCTTGAATCTGCACTAGACGAACTTAAAGCTGAATTTGATGCTTTAATGGCTGGTGAAGAAGGCGAAGCAGAACACGCTGATATGTTTGGCGGCGAAGAAGAAGCTGGTGACGAATTTGGTAGCGAAGAAGCTGGTGAATTTGACGGCGAAGCTGATGATGAATTTGGTGGCGAAATTGTACGTGAATACGTAGAAAAAGTTGCAGCTCCAAGTAATACTGCTACTAAAGCAACATCACCTGTAGCTAAGAAAAATGACATGGGCGGCTCAGCTAAAAATATTGCACACGGTGATACTGGTGCAGATGTTACAGCAGAAAAAGCACAAAAAATGAATACAAAAAACATTAATGTTCCTGGTGGCAAAGCTGGTAACGCTTTTTCAAATAAAGAAAAAGTAGCAACTACAGAGTCACGTAAGAGTAAATAATTAGGACAAAATCATGGCTTCATACTTAAAAGAAAATTTAACGTTTGATAATGCTAGAATGGAAATTCTAACAGAAGAAAGCCATGATGGTAAAGGCAAAAATCTATACATGAAAGGTATATTCATTCAAGGTGGCGTTAAAAACCACAATGAGCGAGTATACCCTGTAAGTGAGATTGGTAATGCTGTCGGTTCTATCATGGAACAAATTAAAGGTGGCTACAGCGTATTAGGCGAAGTAGATCACCCGGATGATTTAAAAATTAACTTAGATCGCGTAAGTCATATGATCACAGATATGTGGATGGATGGCCCAAACGGTTTCGGTAAATTAAAAATACTTCCAACTCCAATGGGTACGTTAGTTACTACCATGTTGGAAAGTGGAGTTAAACTTGGTGTTAGTTCTAGAGGTAGCGGTAACGTTAGCGAAAGTAACGGTCAAGTGAGTGACTTTGAAATAGTCACAGTAGATGTAGTTGCGCAACCTAGTGCTCCAGCTGCATACCCAACAGCGATTTATGAAGGACTGTTGAATATGCGTGGTGGACATAAAGTGTTCGAGATGGCACGTGATGCTAGCGCAGATCAAAAGGTACAAAAGTATTTGAAAGAGCAAGTCACTCGCTTAATCAGAGATTTAAAATTAAAATAGGAGATCAGTATGTTAAAAGCTATCAAACCTTTGTTAGATAGTGGCATCATTAACGAAGACACTCAAGCAGCTATTACAGAAGCTTGGGAATCACAAATTAATGAAGCTCGTGAAACTGTTCGTGCAGAAATGCGCGAAGAATTCGCTGGCCGCTACGCTCATGACAAAAATGTTATGGTTGAAGCTCTAGACAAAATGGTTACTGAAAGTCTTACTGCCGAACTTAATGAGTTCGCTAGTGAGAAACAAGCTCTAGCAGAAGACCGCGTGAAATTTAAACGTCACATGGTAGAAAGCTCAGGCAAATTTAATAACTTCTTAGTTACTAAATTAGCTGAAGAAATCGATGAACTACGTGCAGACCGTAAACTACAAAACGAAGCAATTGCTAAGTTAGAAAAGTTTGTTATCCGTGCGTTAGCTGAAGAAATCAAAGAGTTCGATGCTGACAAGAAAGCAGTTGTTGAAACTAAAGTTAAACTAGTAGCAGAAGCTAAACAAAAATTAGCAGCTCTACAAACAGCTTTTGTTACACGTTCAGCTAAACTTGTTAAAGAATCAGTAGCACAAAATCTAGGCACAGAACTGACACAACTAAAAGAAGATATCCAATCTGCTCGTGAGAACATGTTTGGTCGTCGCTTATTCGAAGCATTTGCTAGCGAATTCAGTGTTACTCATTTAAATGAGAACAAAGAAATTGCTAAATTGCACCAAGCACTTACAGCGAAAGATGCTGTTATTGCAGAAAGCAAAAAAGCAGTTGCAGAAAAATCAGCACTAGTTGAGTCAAAAGACCGTGAAGTACGTATTATGAAAGAAGGTGTTAACCGTAAGGATACACTTAATGGATTATTAAGTACATTAAATAAAGAGAAAGCAAGCGTAATGTCTAGCTTACTCGAAAGTGTGCAAACCGCAAAATTGCAATCTGCATACGATAAGTATCTACCAGCAGTTTTAAACAATGCTCAACCACAAGTAAAGGCTGAAAAGTCTGTACTGGCTGAGAGTCGTGTAGAAGTAACTGGTGATAAATCTGCTAAAACAACTATTACAGAAACCAACAACAACGTTGTTGAACTGAAACGTTTAGCAGGGCTAAAGTAATATAACTTAAAAAAGGAAAATAAAGAAATGACAACCCAACTATTAGAAGGCCGTTGGAACGAAACTAAGGATGCCCTGTTAGAAGGTCTACAAGGTTCAAAACGTTCTACTATGGCTGTAATCTTAGAAAACACACGTAAGCACTTAACAGAAAACGCATCAGCAGGAGCAACAGCAGTAGGTAACGTTGCAACATTGAACCGCGTAATTCTTCCAGTAATTCGTCGTGTAATGCCAACAGTTATTGCAAATGAAATCGTTGGTGTACAACCAATGACAGGTCCAGTTGCACAAATCCATACTTTACGTGTACGTTACGCTGATAGCGTTGGTGCAGGTACTTCTGGTGCAGATGCAGCAGTTGCTGGCGGTGAAGCTCTTTCACCATTCAACATTGCAACAACATACTCAGGTGCTTCAACTGGTAAAGCTAGTTCAACAGCTTCATTAGAAGGTACTCCTGGTAACCGTATCAATGTACAAATCTTAAAACAAGTTGTTGAAGCGAAGACACGTAAATTGTCTGCTCGTTGGACATTTGAAGCTGCGCAAGATGCACAATCTATGCACGGTCTAGATGTTGAAGCTGAAATTATGGCTGCACTTGCTCAAGAAATTACTGTTGAGATCGATCAAGAAGTTCTAGGTTCATTATCAGCTTTAGCTTCTACAGCTACTGATAACTACAACCAAGCTACTGTTTCTGGTACTGCTACATTCGTTGGTGACGAACACGCTGCTTTAGCTGTTTTAATCAACCGTTCTGCTAACAAAATTGCACAACGTACACGTCGTGGCGCTGGTAACTGGGCAGTTGTAAGTCCATCAGCTTTAACAGTGTTACAATCTGCAACTACTTCAGCTTTTGCTCGTAGTACAGAAGGTACATTTGAAGCTCCTACAAACACTAAATTCGTTGGTACTTTAAACAGTGCTATGAAGATCTATGTTAACACATACGCTTCAAACGATACAGTACTTGTTGGTTACAAAGGTTCTTCAGAATCAGATGCGGCAGCTTTCTATTGCCCATACATTCCGTTAATGTCTTCAGGCGTTGTGTTAGATCCAAACACGTTTGAACCAGTAGTTGGTTTCATGACACGTTACGGTTACGTAGAACTAAGCAACACTGCATCATCTCTTGGTAATGCAGCTGACTACTTAGAAAAAATCACAGTAGCAAACCTATCATTCCAATAAGATTAAAACCTTAAAGGTATTATAATAAAAAAGCCCCGCAAGGGGCTTTTTTGTGGCTATATTTTTAAAATCTATAAATACTATAGTTCACTCTTGAATGAGAGTTTATGCGGTCCCAACCGCGTAGGCGTTAGAACGCTAATTATATAAGGAGAAAACAAATGGGACGTCCTATTAAGAAAAAGTTTTTCGGTTCAGATAATGTTAATGATGGTTTAGTATACAGTGATGCGGGTGGTGAAGGCATTGCAAGTATTACTTACACAAACCGTGGTACATTATATGCACAAGGTTTAACAGCAACAGTAGCAGTTAGCCCGATCGGTGGTACACGTGCTACTATTAGTTCTGTAGCAGTTCACGTAGCAAACGGTGCGATTCAAACAGCAACTATCGGAGTAGCAGGTACTGGTTATACAACAGCACCAGTTATTACTTTAGTTAAACTAGGTAATGTTGCAGTAAACGCAACAGTTGGTTCATTATCATATTACCCAGACAATGCAAACATTCGTTTGTCAACTACAACAGGTATTACTATTGGGATGGCTGCAAACGTTGGCTTTGCTGCTACTGATACAGTTACAGCTATATATACTGATGGTAATGTTACAATGAGTGCAGGTGCTAACGTTGCTACATCAACTAAAATTAGTTTCGGTGATATCGGTTCGGCTGGTGTATTAACATCAGTTCTTGCTGCATCAACAGTTACAGCAAACACAATCCAAGCTAATGCATGGGTTACTCTTGGTTCAGTTGGTAAACAAGCTGATATCGTTTCACAACGTTCATCACGTCGTTACAGAACTACTAATGCTGATGGTACAAGTACAACACGTTTAGTTCCAACATTGTTAAATCTTCCTACAGTTGCAACAGTTGTTGCTGCTGGTGGCCCAACAGCGTTAGGTGAAATGACAATTCTTGCTACTGACAGTGCTGGTGGTGTTTACTTAGTTGGTAAACTTGAAGCACATACAGCTTTATTGTTCCCAGCTGCAATTGGTGGATCTGCAGGTACACAATTTGCTGCAAACTCACACGTTACTTGGACAAGTACAGGTTCAGCAGTTATAAACGTAAGTGTAAAACTTGCAACAAACAACTAATTAAAACTAGTATAAAATAGCATCTTCGGATGCTATTTTTTTTGACTATACTATCTACAATTAGCATAAATAATAGAAACTAGGATATTTAAATGGCCGCTGTCAAAAAACTAAACACCTCGTATACGCTTGATACAACCGATGTTATAATTACAGGTAACTTAACTGTACAAGGTACGCAAACTGCAATTGAGTCTATAGATACTGTATTAAAAGATAGAATAATAACACTTAATAGTGGCGAAACAGGGCATGGTGTTGCATTAGTT